AGTTAAAAAAATACAAATATATAGTAATGATGCGAAAAGTGTAAACAAATAATAAATAAATTCAAAAGGGATTTTTCCAGAAAAAATTTTATCAATTATATTTGAAAAAAATGTTTTTTTTTTTTTATTTGTACATTCTTCATTTAAGTTTTTTTTTAAATTTGAACACCCTCTACATTTATTAAAATTTTTTATATAATGCGAATCATTACTACATTTTTTAAAATCATAATTATTATTACATTCATCATATTCATCATATTTAGCATTACATCTTCTTTGTTTTTCAGTATCTCTTTCTGAGCATTCTTGATTTTCCTTAGATAGAGATAGAGATCCCATACCTGGCACAGATGGGTAATTACACTTATTTGAACTATATGGATCTACACATTCACGTTGACGATCTACACTAAGTCTTTCTTTAGAACATTTAAAATAATTTGGATTTACACCGTAATTTAACTTATTTAGTAATTTTTCTTTTTCTTCTTTTTTTAATTTTAATTCTTTTTCATATATATTTTTTTTTTCTTTACATAATTCTTTTTTATTTTTTTTATCTGAATCAAAAAAAGAAATATCTGAAATACATTTTTGATAATCTTCAGTGCCTTCTGTATGTGAATGTTTTGGAAATGCCCAATGTGGTTGTAACCAACTTGTTCCCACTCCCATTTAATTATAAATCAGATTTTAATAATCCATTATTATCAATAATAAATGTTTTAATTTCTAAATCACTAACTATATTTTTATTATTAATGAAATTAAAAGTATAATTTTCATATAAACTAATTAATTTATTGTAAATAATATTTTTTTCTGTTATATTATCAAATTTTAATTCATCGAAAATATTATCAAACTCGCGGTAAAAGTTATTATTATTAATCATTTAATTTTTATTAATAAAAAAATAATCATTTTTATTTAAAATAAACAAAAATATATAAAAAATTATCAATCAATTATATATATATGAATAATTATAAAATAAAATCACCATCTCATTTTGGAAAAATACCTAATTTATATAAAATAGGTGATATTGAAAAAGGATATGATAACATGGAGTGGTGTATAATTTTAAAAAATGGAAGAAATGTATGGGTTAGAAAAACAGAAGATATAGATATAATTAATAAAGAATTATTAAATAATAATATATTAACAAATAATAAAAGAGAAAAATTAAAAGAAAAAAAAAAATATACTTTATATAATGAATATCTAGATAAAAAAATGAAAGAATTAAAAGAAACTAATAATAATTTGGCTCCAAAAGATTTATTTTCTTTAGCAGTAAAAGAATGGCATATAATTAAAATAGATAAAGAAAAATTAAATATATATTTAAACAATACTTAATTAAAAAAATGATAATAATTTATTTAAATATTAAATAAATTATTATATTATAATCTTAATGTTAATAACATTTAATGATAATAAACCAATTATTCTAATTGACAGTAGTTATTATGTATTTTATAGATATTTCGCAACATATAAATGGTATACTATGCAAAAAAAAATAATAGAAGAAGAAAAGTTTGCGATATCATTTATTAAACATATGGAATCTGATTTAAAAAAAATTACAAAAAAATGGAAAACTGATATTTATAATATTGTATTTTGTATTGATTGTCCTAGATCAAAAATATGGAGAAATGATATATATAAAGATTATAAAAGTAATAGACATAATAATCAAAATTTTGATCAAAATATATTTAAAACTTTTAATGAATATATTAAAAATAATAATATAAATTATATAAATATTGATAGATTGGAAGCAGATGATATTGTATATTTAATTCATCATAAAATCAAATCTATAAATAATAAAAAAAATATAATAATTATAACTAATGATAATGATTATTTACAACTTATTGATATGGAAACTGAAATATATAATATGCAATTTAAAAATATAAAAAAAAGAACACAATGTATTGATGGTAATAGTAATTTATATTATAAATCTTTATTAGGTGATAAAAGTGATAATATTCCCAAAATATCACCTATAATCACAAAAGAATTGGCTTTAAAATTATGTTTATTAGATATTGATAAAATAAATACTTGGTTAAATGAAAAAAATTTATATGAAAAATTCATGTTTAATTTAACTTTAATTTCTTTTAATTATATTCCAAAAGAATATATAAATATTTTTAATGAAAATTATTCATTTAAATTAATTTAAATTATAATATTAATATTAAATAGTAAATGATTAATTCACAAAAATTATTAGAACGTCACGATAATATATTGGAAAGAAATATAAGTATTAATAAAATATTACCACCTAGTAAAATAGATCAGAAAGGTATTAAAATAATTTATACAGCAGAAAAATTATATAATTTTATATCTATATCTGTTAATATTTTTTTTAATTTAAATAATAATAAAAAATGGTTTAATGATTTATATAATTCAAATAATAAAAATATTTTTAATGATGAAATTAATATTATAACAAAAACATTAATGGATGAAATAATAATTAAATCAATTGATGAAATTTATAATAAAGGCAATTTAAAACAAGCACATGTTTTAAATGAAATATTAAAAAAATATATAGATATATTTTCAACATTGGTTAAAAACACAAATAAATACGGTGGTAAAAAAACAAAATCACGCAAAAAACAAAGAGGTGGAGATACTGTTTCGTATATTTTAATTAATATTATTGAACAATCAATTATAATTATTATTACTTATATTGAAAAAATATTGGGAATATGGTTTATTGATGATTATAAAGAAAATATATCAGAACCTATTGAACAATTTATAGAAAAAAACGATATTAACAAATCTTTACAACAAAAAGATTGGTGGAAATTTTGGAATGGAGGAAATATTAAATTATAAATTATTATAAAATTCTAATACTTGTTTATTTATAATAATTGCTTCTTTTTCAAAATTAATTAATTTAATATTTTTTAAAGATTTTGCTCTTGATATTGCCGTATATAATTGTCCTGGAGCAAAATTATTTGAACTAGCATCAATTTCTACAGCATCTAATGTTGACCCTTGAGATTTATGTATTGATAATGCATATGCTAAGCAAATAGGCATAAACATAATATATGTATTATTATTAATGTTATCATCTCTATAATAATTTATTTTATGTTTTTTGTTATTAATATCATTAAATATAACATATGATCTATTTAAATCATATATATATCCACGAGTACCATTAACCAATCCTTCATCTATATCTATATTTCTTGTAATCATAACTTGGATATTTTTTATTAATAGTATTGTATAATCACATTTATTAATATTATTATCATTTGTATATGAATTATATTTATATACATAATTGTTATTTTCCATAGCAGAATATGGTATTTCTGTTTTTAAAGAATTTTTATTATTTAATAATAAATTATTATCAGGATAACAATTTATAATATTATTATAAATTTCTTTATTTATATTATCTGATAATAAATTTATATTAAAATTTAAACAATATTGTATATTGAAATTATTATTATTTATTTTATTAACATCCATATTTAAACAATATAATTTGGTCGGTATAATTTTATTATTAAATACAGTGTCTTTTAATTTTATTAAATTATTATATGTTTTTTTTGTAATTTTACCTATTCTTATATTATTTAATACTTTTTGAAAATCACTATCATTTTTATGTCTAATATATTCTATTAATTCTATTTTTTCCATATCAATTTTATTCCATATTTTAGATTGAAAACAATACTGGCCATTAATTGGTGGTAATTGACAAAAATCGCCTATTAGTATTAATCTAATATTTCCAAATGGTTTATTATTATTTTTTATTTTACTTAATAATAATGATATTTTTTCAAATAAATTAACATCCATCATTGAAATTTCATCAATTATTAAAGTATTTAAATTTTTTAAAATTTTATATTTTTTATTATTTTTTAATATTTTTTCATATAATTTAAAAGCACTCAAATCTCCTTTTCCTATACCTAAAAAAGAATGTAGTGTCTGTCCTTTAATCAAAATTGCCGCACATCCTGTTAATGCGGTTATTCCATAATTTATATTATTTTTATCTAAATAATTTACCATTTCACATAAAGTATATGATTTACCAACTCCGGGAGAACCTGTTAAAAATAAAGATTTACCATTTTTAATTATATTTAATGCTTCGGTTTGTAATAAATTTAACATATTAAATATATTAAATATTAATTAAATATCATTTTTTATATAAAATTTTCTACAAATAAAACGTGCCCTATGGCGACAATCACATTTACAAAGAGGATATCCATCGTGTGTTGAATTACTAAATGGTTTAGAAAAAGCATGATTATAAGGTAGTTCCTTCCATAGAGACAATTTATGAGGTTTATTATGATTATGAGCAAAGCAACAATCGCATTTTGAAAGTTTTTCAATTTCCTCACTGGGAGTAGAATTTGAAGGTACGAGATTAAAAAGATCGCCGGTCATTATATGGTGGTAAAAATATAATTTTTAAATCATTTTTTTATATTTTAAAATAAAAATAAATAATTTATTAATTAATATTTATTAATATAGTATAGAATGTTAATAAATATAAAATATATAATAATTTTTATATTTTACTATCTATATTAGCATTTATTAATATTAATATTAATATTAATATTAATATTATATTTATATATTATATGAATAATAAATTATTTCCTATTACAATTACCAAAAATGCTTGGAAAAAAATAATAAATATTAGTAAAATAAAAAATAATAATAATTTCTTATTATCTGTTAAAAGTGGTGGTTGTAATGGTTTTAATTATAAATTTGAAAATATAAATAATATTAATCACAATATAAGTTTTATAAAAAAAAATAATATTAATATATATATTGAACCTAAATCAGAATTTTTATTATTAGGAACAAAAATAGATTACATTAAAGATTTATATGAAAGTAAATTTCATTTTATAACAGATAAAACAAAAAACACATCGTGTGGTTGTGGAAAATCATTTTCTCCTATTTAATTTTTAATATATTATAAATTTTTAGTAAATTTTTTACTAAAAATAAATTTACTAACAATTCTTTGTTTTGTATACTATATTTAGCATCACTATATTTAATTAATATAATTTGTGGTATTTTAACCGAAAGATTATCATTATTTATAATTAATTTTCTAATATTAACAGATATAGTCAACATATAGTCGTTATAATTATTATAATTTTTTATATATTTATTTATAAATAAATTTTTTGTAATTTTAAATAAAATTATTTCATCCAATAACTCTTTTTTTTTATTATAAATAATAAAACTATATATATAATCAATTAAATCATCAGGGAAATCATATGGTATAATCATAATAAATATGGTATTATTTATTTATATTATCATTTTTTAAATAAAAAAAGTACATTTCTTATGTTTTTAAATTATTTTATAAAAGATTTATAAAATAATTTAAAAACATAAGAAATGTACTTTTTTTTATACTATATGATAAATCTTATTTATTTTATTATATATCAAATTAATAGTAAAATGAGTTATAAATATACTCCTACTTCGTATAATATTATTAAACCTAATAAACATAGTATTGATAATAATAATTTAAATTTATGGTTAAATAAATCAGATAAAGATATTAAATCTATTGCAACTGAATTTATAATGAAAACAACATATATTTCATATAGCATTTTTGTAAAATATTTAAAAAAATCATTTTATGAAATGATATCTGATTTAAAAACCACCAAAACATTACAATTTTTAATAATTAGCGATAATGATAAAATTTCATATAAATATAAATCAGGATATTGGATATTAAACCATTTATATGATTATATTGATACTAAAAAATATTCAATAAAAATTGTTAACGATATTAAAAATATAGATACTTCTATACCTATTATTATTCCTGATGATGCTAGTTATTCTGGTTCGCAAATTAGTTCATTTATAGAAAATTTTGAAAATATGTCTTGTGATATATATATATTAATTCCATTTTTATCAAATACCGCAATTGATGTTATTAAAAATACATTTAATTCTAGTAATATTGAAGGTGATTTATTTTTTCCAAATAAAAGCAAATACATCATTAAACCTATTTATGAATTAATAAATGAAGAAAAAATAGAAAAATTATTTTCATATTATACAAAAGATGGTAAAAATATAAGAGAATATCCTATTTATTTTGATCATAAAGTTGCTGATAATTATTCATCTTTTCCGCTTATTTATACTTATGGAGTTATTCCAAATATACATAATAAAAATATTATTCAAATGTGTAAGAAAAATAGATTACCTTTAAAAGATTATTTTGATAAATTAGAAAAAATACCTATCTTAAAAAATTGTTTTATAGATTTAGAGTACAATATAGGTACACCACCATGCCCTTTACAACCATATAAACAAAATTTTATTGCTATAAATACATCTAAATCACTACAATCCAAATCACTACGATCTAAATCACAACAATCTAAATCACTACAATCTAATAAGTCCCAACAATCTAAATCACTAGGATCTAATAAGTCACGGCAATCTAAGTCACGACAATCTACATAAAATATTATTAAGTGTAGTTTTTAAAATGATATTGATATTTCAAATAATTATATATACTATTATTTTTTTTATTATAAGTTAAAAGATACTTTTTTCTTCCCATATTTCATGTTAATAATATTTTTAATATTTTAAAATAAATTTTTTTATAATATTCTAAAATAACAAAATTTTATTTAAAAATATAAATATATTAAAATAAAAATATATGAGTATATGTTCGTATATATATATTAAAGATAAAAATAAAAAACACATATGGACAATATATGAATATTATGTTATATCATATTTTTATATTATAGGTAAAACAATAAAAGAAACAAATATTATTCTACCATATATATCATATAATTTAATAGAAAAAAAACGCGAAAAATGTTTATTTCTTAAATCAGAAGGCAAATGTGGTTTGAATAATTATAGTAAACTACATAAAAAAATATGGGATAATTTAAAAGCAAATAATTATTATCCGAAATTAATTAATTTAAAATTAATTAAATTATAATATATAAAAATATTATATATTACATATATTACATATATTACGTATATTACCATATATGGTAATAGAAATTTATAAATTAGCGGTAAATATCAAAAAGATGAAACTTTAATTTTTAAAATACATATTTAATTCTTTTATAAAAAATAAATATATAAAAATTATAAATATAGTAGTACCTGAACCAAAATATTTAGTATAATTAATATCAAACCTTTTTAAACATATTATTTTTAATATTTTTAATACAGATTTATTATTATATATTTTTTCTTGACATCCCAAATGTATAAGGGAAAGAAACCCGCATATTATAATTAAAATTATAAAAATATATTTTGTTATATTTTTTAAATTTGATATTAAAATCACATATATTAATAACAAATATTTAAATATATCACCAATATGATCATAATAATCTCCAAATGTAGTAACCATATTAAATCTTCTGGCAAAATTACCATCTAAACAATCAAAAAAATATGATATAAAAAATAATATAGCTCCTATTTTATAATATTTTATATATATAAAATATATTGCAATTATGGATAATATAATAGAAATAGTTGTTATTATATTAGGTGTAATAAACTTATATTTATGTAATATATCACCAAATTTAATACTTAAAATAATTAAGATATTATCAATAGGATTTTCTAATTCAGATATTATTTTTCTTCCATCCATACTTAATTATATGAAATTTAAAAATATTATATAAAATTTATTTATAATGTTTTAATAATTTTTACTATACATACATATATAGTATATTTTTATAAATAAAAAACTAATTAAAATAAACACATATAATTGAAAAAACTCCAGATTGTCTACATTTATTACTTATATTAAAATATAAATGTTTACATTCAATTTTTCTATTATTATAATTTATATTATGATTTTTTAAAATTTTTTCAATATTTTCTAGTTTATTATCTTGCCATTTATTTTTTATATTATATCTAATATTTTGACAATATTTACAACTAATAATATTATTTAAAAATGGTAAATTAAATTTATTTAAAAAAGTATTATCTTGGCAAATATTTTGTAAAGTTTCATAAGCAATTAAAACCTTACATTTTTTATGTTCATGATTTACAACAGCGTTTTGTATTAATTTTAATAATTCTATTTCTATTTTTGGTTCTTCTATCCACAACCAAAAAACATCACTATTATCATAATTATATATATATTTTAAAGCATCTATATTAAAAATTTTAATATTATATCTATTTAAAAGAGGATAATTGATTAAATGTCTTTCATTAAAATAATTTATACCAATTGCTTCATTAATTTTAAAATTAATTTTACAATATAATAATAAATCACCTGCTCCGCAACCAATATCCATTAAATTATCATTTTCTTTAATTAAATTAAATTCATATAAATTATCTAAAATTGTAAATGGTATTCTTATAGGAACTTCTTCTTTATAAATAAAATCATCATCTTTAGTATTTTCTTTAATTATAATATTTTTACCAGATATATATCTATTCATTTATATATTTTATAATATTAATTTTTAAATATTTAATATATAGGATATAGAATATAGGATATATTAAAATGAAACTTACAAAAGGAGGTGTTCTTTTGCAAATTTCTTTTTATACTTTTATTATGTGGATATCGGATTGTATATCAATATGGTGTGGAGAGGAAGAGAGAAAAGATGATAGTGAATGGCTTAATAATGATCAAAACAATGGATTAAGTTGGTTTAATATACCAGAATATAATAATATACCACATGAAAAAGTAAAAGAGGGAAATAATAATACTGGAAACTGGGGAACATTGGCAGAAAAATTGGAGGAAAAGTCAATAGTAGCATCTAGTATCTTACCTAGGAGGATTAAACTTGGTTTCACTCGTACTATGATACCTAGTGAACAACATATGAAAAAAATTAAAAATGTAACTTTTACAAAAGAAGAATGGAATAATTTCAACATCAGTCCCATAAATAGTATTATTTTTGTAAAATCAGGTAATTCATATTGGATACCTAGTATTTATTTTACAAAATATAAAGAATTTATCAAAAATAGATCAAGATCTATAAGTAGAACTAGAAGTAGAACTACAACAGGTGGGGACTGGTGGAATGATTTAACCAATAATTTTAAAAAAATGGGTGATGATATAGGAAAAATTGGAAATAATATGGGAAAAGAAATATTAAAAGTTCCTAGCGATTTAGATAAAAATATTAAAGATGCAACAAATAATTTTTTATATCATACTGAATATAATAATATTTTAAATTATATTTTAGATAAATCTGATTTTAAAGATATTGGTCTAGAAAAACAAAATATAGTTTTAAATAATTCGTTAAATAAAATAAATAAAGATATCAATAGATTATCTAATAGACTTAAAATATATGGGGGAAAAAAGAAACTTGGTGGTAATATTATTAAATCAGGTAATATAATTATAGGAATAGTTTTATTAAATATTCTAAGTGAATTTGTTAGTAATAAAATAAAGAAAAAAAAAAAAAAAAATAATTAAAATAAAAAAAATAAAAGAATTAAGAAAAAAAAAAAAAAAAAAAAAAAAAAAAAAAGAAAAAAAAAAAAAAAAAAAAAGTAATAAAATTAAAAATATAAAAAAAAAATAAATTTATAAAAAAAAATATAAATGCTTCTAGGGAGGCTCGAACTCCCAACCTTTGGCTCATAAGACCAATGCTCTAACCAATTGAGCTATAGAAGCATATATGCTTTTAGGGAGACTCGAACTCCCAATCTTTGGCTCATAAGACCAACGCTTTAACCAATTAAGCTATAAAAGCATATTATACATACATATAAATTATTTTATAAAAAGAATCATTTTTTTTTTAATTTTATATATTTAGATGTTAAAATTTATTGGAGGAACTAATTATATTTCAGTTTCAAATTATTTAAAAAAAATTTACAATTGTTCAATTATTCCCATCATTGATTATGCCAAAGAATATTCAAAAAAAGAATATGATGTTATTAAATATGATAAAGAGTTAACATCAGTTATTTCGCAAATAAATAAACAGCATATAAATAAAGATATAGCATACGCTTGTAAATTATCATCATATTTACCATATAATAAAGAAGAATATATTGATAAATTTGTAAAAAAAATTATAAATACATCACATCGTGATAAATATATATTTTTTGATTCTGAATATACAAATATAAGACAACAAGAAGATTATGTTTTCGATAAAATTATTGAAAAATACCAAGATATTGATAATTTACATATATTTAAAACATATCAAATGTACAAAAAAAATTCTTTAAATGAAATTGAAAATGATATAAAAAAATTTGATAAAATAGGTATAAAATTAGTAAGAGGAGCTTATTACTCTTATAATAATGATGAATTATTTAAAATAAAACAACATACAGATGATAATTATAATAATGCGATAAACTATTTAATAAATAATACAAATAATAAAATATGTTTAGCAACACATAATAAAATATCAGTTGATTATTCAATATCTTTAAATGCCAAAGAAAATGTAATGTATGCACAGTTATTAGGTATGGGAAATGATTTAACTAAATACTTAATTGATAATAATAAAAAGGTATTTAAATATATACCATATGGAAATATATTTGATATATATCCTTATTTATTAAGAAGATTATATGAAAATGCGGATATGATAAAACATATATAAAATTAAAAAATAAAAAATGAATAATTTATATAAAAATTTATTAATATAATTTATATAATGATAAATGATACCGAAGATATTTGCTGGGATATTTTAGATATCCTTTTTGAAAAAGGAGGTTCTCCAGAAACATCTAATCAGTTAGTTAAACACCAAATACATAGTTATAATAAATTTTTAGATACGACACTTGGACATATTATTAGTGGTTTTAATCCTATTAAAATATCTATTCCTACTAAAAATGATTTTATTAATGAAAATAATTATAAAATAAGTATTAATGTTATTAATCCATCATTAACTAAACCATCATATCATTTACTAGATGGTACGCATACAATATTAAGTCCATATATCGCTAGAATGAATAATTTAACATATTCAAGTAGTTTATATGTAAATGTTCATGTAATTATCGAAACTGTAAATAGTGATGGTATTATTGAAAAATTTGATAAAACTGTTAATAATGTTTACATTGGAAAAATACCTATTATGGTAAGATCAAAAGCTTGCTTATTATATCAAGTTCAAGCTATTGGAGAACTTAGTAATAATGAATGTAAATATGATTATGGTGGATATTTTATTGTTAATGGTAATGAAAAGGTTTTAATTTCCCAAGATAGAATTAATGAAAATAAAACATTAGTATTTCAACCAAATAATAATGCCGATGGATTATATGCAGAAATACGTTCAATGAGCGATTTTAATTATTTACCACCTAAAACAACTAGTTTAAATATGACTGGTAAAATAAATCATATGGGAAGAATTATTAGATTAAACACTTCTTTTATTAGAAGTGAAATTCCTGTATTTATTATGTTTAGAGCATTAGGTATTATAAGTGATAAAGAAATCATTCAACATATAGTATATGACATAGATGATCCTAATAATTTAAAAATAATGAACCAATTAATGGCTTGTTGTGAGGATTCTTGTGATATTCATAATATGGAACAGGCAGAAAATGTATTAATTAGAATTATGACTGGTGCTAATAAATCAAACGATGCTTTATCATTATTACGTGTTAATATTACAAATGATTTTTTACCACATGTTGGAAAAAGTAATAGAAGAAAAGCAATTTATTTAGGTTATATGATACGTAAATTAATTAAAATTAATCTAGGATTACAAGATTATGATAATAGGGATTCTTATATGAATAAAAGAATAGACACTCCTGGTATAATAATGAGTAATTTATTTAGACAATGTTATGGAAAAATGACTAAAGAGATTAAAGGATTGATAGAGAAAGAAATAGGTTTATGGAGATCTAACGATAAAGCATTATCTTCTAAAGATATTATTACTGATAGTAATATTCATCGTTATTTTAAACAATCTTTATTAGAATCGTGGTTAAAATATTCATTATCTACTGGTAATTGGGGTATTAAAAGTATTGGTAGTTTTCAAAATATTAGACAAGGTGTATCACAGGTATTAAATAGAATGTCTTATGCTAGCACATTATCACATCTTAGAAGAATTAATACATCTATGGAAAAAAATGGTAAATTAGTTCAACCAAGAAAATTAGATCAATCGCAAATGGGTATGATATGTCCGGCAGAAACACCAGAAGGTGCATCAGTTGGTTTAGTAAAAAATATGGCTTTGAGTACTAATATATCGTTAGCAATGAATAGTATTTTTATAAGAAATATTTTAATAGAACAGGGTGTTGTAATATACGATGATACATATACATATAATTTAAGTTTTTCAAATAAAAATATTGCTAAATATTTAAAAGAATTAGGTAATAAAAATAATGTATTTATTCAAATAAATGGTGATATAATTGGTTATCATTCTGAACCAAATATATTATATTCAAAATTAAAACATTATAAAAGATGTGGAATTATATATCCGATGATATCAATAGTGTGGAATATTAAAGATGGTGGTATAATTATAAGTACAGAAGCTGGTAGAATGTTTCGACCTTTATTAATAGTAGATTATAATGAAAAAATTGGTAAAAGAGAATTAAGAATTATAAAATTATTAAGAGAAAAAAATATATCCTGGTCTGAATTTGTTAAAGATAAAAATTTCGATACCTTTATCGCACCGTGTGCTGGATGTAATATTATTGATCATAAATATGATATATTTGAAGAAGGATTTATTGAATATTTAGATACAGATGAAATTAATAATTCTATGATATCAATGACTTATTCTGAATTAGATGAAGGAATGAAAGGTACTTCATACCCACCATGTTATACACATTGTGAAATTCATCCTAGTTTATTTAATGGTATTTTGGGTGTTAATATTCCATTTAGTGATCATAATCAATCTCCTAGAAATTGTTATCAATGTTTATCACAAAATGAGACTGTATTATTAAGTAATGGTAATTATATAAAAATAAAAAATATTAAAATAGGAGATGAAGTAGTATGTTTTCATCCAATTACTCAAAAAACAGAGCATACTAAGGTTATAGCACATTATAATAGAATTACGTCAAAAATGGTTTTTGATATAAATATTATTAGTGGTAGAACTATTACTGCCACATTAGATCATAAATTTATGACTTATAATGAAAAAAATAATAAAATGGAATGGAAAATGGTTGAAGAATTTGATAATAATACTAAAATAGGGGTATATATGAATATTAAAAATAATGATAATATTCTAGGAAAAAATAATTTATTTGAAAATTGTAATAATTCTAATAAAATTATAATTGATTTTAATAATTTAAATCAAACATTTAATGTTAATGATATTTATTATATTAATAATTTATTACCATTATGTGTTGATAATTATAAATTAAATGTTATAGCCAGATTATGTGGGTTTTATTATATAAATGAACTAAACTTTTCAAATGATAATGATAAAGAAGAATATATAAATGATGTAAAATTTATAGGTTTTAAAGAATATAATATATTTGATACAAAATTTATTATTTATATTAAAAAATTATGTTCTGACATTAGTTGGTTAAGTAAGTGTAGTGATAATATTCACCGAGAATTCTTATCATCTTATTTAACAATTTATAATAAAAAAGATGAAGTATGTAATTCATTTGAACACAATATATATGATTCTAAAACAATAATTAATTATTTAATAACTAAACAAAATGTAGATAATTATTATTATAAATATAATGTTGATATTGATAATGAAGAAATTCTAAATTATTATATGAAAAATTATGGTGTTAGATACAATAATTCATTATTAAAAAAATTATTTATAAAATATGAATATAATAATCATATTAAGTTTATTAAAAAATTTAATAATAATAATATTAAAATAACATATAATTCATTTGATATATGGAATTCAAATATTAAAGTTATTAACGATATGTGTTTTATACCATATAATATTAAATTAATTAGTTCTAATAAATTAATTTCAGATATTACTGTGGAAAGTGATAATCATAGTTTCATTGGTGGCAATGGTTTCGCTGTTAGTAATTGTGCTATGGGTAAACAAGCATTAGGTATATATATGAGCAATTTTAATAATAGAATTGATACAATGGGTAATATTTTAAATTATCCTCAAAAACCATTAGTATTTACAAAATTATCTAAATATACATATAGTAATGACTTACCGTCTGGTACAAATGCCATTGTTGCCATTATGACACATACTGGTTTTAATCAAGAAGATAGTATTATGATTAATAAATCATCTTTAGACAGAGGATTATTTACTAGTACATATTATAAAGCTTTTAGAGATCAGTGTGCTAAAAATCACAGTACAGGAGAAGAAGAAAAATTTACTAATCCTGTTAATTCTGTTAATCAAAAACCATTTTCATATAAAAAACTTGATAGTAATGGTTTTGTACCAAAAAATACATATGTAGATGGAAATGATATAATTATTGGTAAAGTTATGCCTAAAAAACAGATGGGTACCAATATAAATCAAGATAATAGTACTTGTATGAAAGCAAATGATGATGGTTATATTGATATGAATTATTCAAATATTAATAGTGAAGGATATAAATTTTGTAAAGTTCGTGTTAGAAAAAATAGAAAACCCGAAATTGGTGATAAACTAGCTAGTAGAAGTGCACAAAAGGGTACAATTGGAATGATTTATAATCAAGAAGATATGCCTTTTACAAAAAATGGTATCACACCCGATATTATTATGAACCCACATGCTATTCCATCTAGAATGACAATGGCTCAATTAATGGAATGTATAATGGGTAAGGCAGCATGTCACATTGGTTCCACAGGCGATGCAACACCATTTACTAATTGTTCTGTTGAAAGTATAGCTAAAGTTTTAGAATTATCAGGTATGGAAAGATATGGTAATGAGATAATGTATAATGGTAGAACAGGTGAGCAAATTAAAACTGAAATTTTTATTGGACCAACTTATTATCAAAGATTAAAACATATGGTATCTGATAAATTACATTCTAGAGGTTCTAATGGTCCAATCGTAATGCTTACAAGGCAACCATCTGAAGGTAGAGCGCGTAATGGTGGATTAAGATTAGGAGAAATGGAAAGAGATGCTGTTTTATCACATGGAATGAGTAATTTCTTAAAAGAAAGAATGTTAGATGTTTCAGATAATTATAGAATATTTATATGTAAAAATTGTGGTTATATTGCTAATGTTAATACTAATAATAATATATATAAATGTAAATATTGTCAAATAAATACTAATATTATACAAATTAGAATTCCTTATGCTTTTAAATTATTAAAACAAGAATTATATACTATGAATATAATGTTGCGATTTATATGTAATTAGAAATTAGAAATTAAAAATTTAAGGTATAATAATAATTATAATAATAATTATAATAATAATTATAAAATTCTTCAATATATTTTACTTTGTTTTTTTTATATTCTATTTCATTCCATTTTGAATGTAATTCAGTGTCTTTATTAACTATATTAATAGACAATGATAATGATCCTCCATAACTATATCCTTTATTCATATAATATGATGTATAACTATTTATTTTATTATTTTTCATATTATTATATTCATTATTAGCATTATTGTATATAATATAATCTTTTGCAAATTCCCACGCATATTTATGATATTTTTTATTTAAAAGTTCATTAAAATTATCAGACATTGTTATATAAAATTTTATTATAATATTAATTTTATATATTCATACAATTAGTGTAATAATATATAATATAACCTAGAGTAATACCTATACAATTACATATAATGTCTTTAAATCTATTTACAAATACTAAATTATGTTCTCTATTTTTACATCCAAATGTATATTTTTTAATTTTATTAATATCTAAGAAATATTCAATTATTTCCCATACTATTCCAATTAATAAAATAATATAAATTTCATTGGGATATAAATATGTTAAAATAGAATATAATGTTATATGTGTTATATTCCAACCATCATATATATATAAATATTTATAAGTTAATATATCAATATAATTGGGATATATACATTTAAATTTACTATATAAAATTATAAACCCGCAAGTTAAAATTCCAATAATTATTATTTTTATTTTATCATTATATTTATTATAATTATCATTCCTATTTTTATTATATTTTTCATTATCATCGTGATTATCTATTTTTTTTATAATATTCATTTATAATAATATAATATATAATTATTTTTTATTGAGTAATTTATGAATATATTTTTCTGTATCGTCCCACCCTTTTTTATATAATAATCTAGATTTTTTGATATCAAGACTATGTCTTATACCTAATTTCCATTTTTGTCCCCATGAATTACAATTTATATTTATTAATAATTTATCGTTTAAATTATCAAAGTCATTTATTATTTTATTATTATTTATATAAATTTTATTATATATTTCATTTCTTTTATTGAATGCGCCATCATAATATTTTATATTATTATATAAATAATATATATTATTACCTGATATATATGGAATATATGAACTACAATAACATTTATAAATTAAATCATCAATATTATTATAATTATTAAATATTATTTTTTTTTTATTTATAATATTATTATATTTAGTTACAATTATTTTAATGGGAATACTATCACAATTCTTATTTTTATATCTATTTATTAAATTTGTTCGTGAATTTATTTGAAATTTATTTAAATTATATAAATCTATTTGTGATGTTTCATTTAATTTAAATATATTTTTCCATATATAATCATGATTTGTTAAATCATTTTCATAATGATATAATAATGAACAATATGATCCACCTGATGTTCCTATTAATTCATATTTATTAATATTAATATTTTTTTTTATATATCCTATACTACCTATACTATATGGTAATAATAACCCAGTAGAACCTATATTTAAAATAACATTATATGATTGTGCTAATTTTATAAATAATATAAAAATAAATAATATCATATATATAATTACAATTTATTTTTAATTTTTATTATTCCAATTTATTTTATCATATGGTATTTGAACATTTCTTATAATAGCATGATAAAAAAAAGTTAAATGATTATTTGAATTTTTGAAATAATTATTTAGATTATTTCTATGAATTACTATATCGCGATGTCCTATTTTTACAAATTTCATAGATCTTATAATATCTTTATTTTTATCTGATATAAACATTGGTATTTCATTATACCAACGATTATATATTAAAGTATAACCAACGTCATTTAATGTTATATTTTCGATTGTATCATCAACATAAGTTAATACCAATATATTAGGCGACACAGATGAATTTAAAATAACTGTTTTAACTATATTAATTGGTATATAATATAGATTGCCAAAACTTACATAATTTGTTAAAGTTAAATTTGATATATTTAATGTATCCCATTCATAATTTGTAAATTTTATTATAGGTGAATTATTATTAGTAGTTTTATTATTTAATGCTACGGACAAATCTTGATTTGTAAATTCTTGTTTATCTAAAGGCATATTACTTCCAATGTTTTCCCATATTAAACCTAAAATATTTCCAGTTGACATATTTATCTAATTATAGTTTTTATATTTATTTTTATATAAAAATATTAAATATCTTTAGTAATAAGATTAATATTAATTATTAAATATGTCTACTACTAAAGGATTTTCTACAGGGGGATCTTTATCAGTTGATAAATTAAATATTAATAATAATAAAAATATAAGTGATATTATTTTATTAAATAATAATAATAATTCAGAATATAGTAATTTGGTTATTAATTATGATAATAAATATTTATCTGGTTTGGTAAATAATAAATATACTATTTTATCAAATAATTTACTTAGCGATGGATTATTTAATGAAAATGAATATTTTTTATCAATAGATAATTGTAATATTAATTTTAAAAATAGTAATATTAATTATATTTTTCATGATAAATATAATATAAATGATGATAATTATAATAATATTTTACAAATTGATAATAATACTAATTCCATTAAATTTGAAAAATACGACATATTATTTAAATTAGAAAATAATAATTTTAATATTACTTCTAATGAAGATACTTTATTTAAATTTATAGATGATGATGATACCAATATATACGATATTAATACTAATAAAAGAGCTCTATTTAATTGTGATCTTCGTGTTAATAATATATATGTTGATACAATATCACCTGCGACTATTGGTACTGCTATTAAAATAGAAGCATTTTCTATTGAAAAAAATATATTAAACGATGTTAGTATTGGTCAATTTAATCAAAATAGTGATATATCAAAAAATACAACCCCTTTAATAATTAATACAAATATAAATAATGATAATAATACTAATTCAATTATAAAAATAAATAAATATTCTCATATGGAAATTAGTGATCAGGTGTCTGAAAATTATAATACATTATTTGAATTAAATAATGAAGGATTTTTTAATATAGGTTATAGTTATAATATTTATAATAGTAATTCTTTTGTTAATATAAATAATGCATCTAATAATAATGTTCCTTTAATTTTAAATTATGATGGTGAATTTTTAGGTGACTCATTTAATATCACTAAATATGGTAATATCGCAATTGGCGATAATTTTTCTAATAATTCATTAATATTTGTTAATAGAAATGATGATAGATTAAATTATGATATTACTAATTCCCATAATATTAATTCAGATAATCCATTATTAAAATTAAATATTAATTATAATACATCTAATAATTATTTATGGAAAACTGAACAAAAAATTGATTATTTCTTACAAGATATTTTTGAAAATATTTATTGGAATGGTGACACAACACAATCAGATGATTTTTATACTTCTTATAAAAATAATTTTATAAATATTTTTTCCACTAATTATAATAAATTTTATATAGATAAAGATGATAATATTGCCGATAAATATTTTTTTATTAATTCTCCAACAATTGCTAATAATCTTAATTATGATTTAACAAAATTAAATTTAAATAAATCAAATAATAAAAGTAATAATGATAATATTAATATTAAATATAATAATTTAAATTTATTAAATAATATTAATCAAATTGAATATGATTTTAAAACAATATCTATAATTTCCGAAGGCATAACAAGTTATATATTTTATCCTGATAAATTATCTTTTAAAAATGCTGATAATACTTATAATAATATTGATATTGATTTCTTTAAAATGACTAATAGTATATCAAGTGTCCGTCAACATGGTGACCATATATATACAGAAACACATTTATTATTATTACCATCTTCTACAAATAATATAGGTATTACTGATTATGATATTGCAGCAGAAAAAACTAAACTTGCACAATATTTACGTAGTGATATTTTTAATTTTACTGCAGAACAAATTAAAACATATATTACTTCGACAAATAATGATATTGGTAAATATTTTAGAGAGTTTACTTGTATGAGATATGTAGATAATTTTGCTAATGGTTTAAATTGGGAAATAAAAACTTCACCTCCTAACAATACTCTTAATATTTCAAATAATATAATTATTAACGAAACTTTAAAACAATTATTACAAAGTAAAACTCCTTCTGGTACTATTATTACATTAGCACAATCAGAATGGGATACTTTAAATATTGATAAATTATATTGTGAAAGTTATTTACAAGCATATAATCAAGATGGTAATACGATATATTTTACTCCTGTTGAAAATATTAAACCATTATTTGTAATACATATTAGTAAACAAATATATAATGCATTTGGCGCAAATACATCTTCTTCATATAATCAACTTTATACAAATTATATTTATGATATTATAAATAAACCCGAATTTTTTCATTTAACTTCAAATAATTCTTTTATTTCATCATTTACAAATGATGGATTATTAACTTTTACAGATACTTCATTATTACCAATTAATAGTAATAATTATTCTATTTATTCTAAAGATAAAGATGCATTATTTAATAAAATAGATATTAATAAAATATCAACTACGAATATTACTAATAATATTGATTTTGATAATAAAAATATTACTAATATTGGTCAAATTATTTTGGATACAGAACAATCTTTTAATATTTTTAATTTAGATGTTAATAATATTACAAATATTAATAGTAAAAAAATAACTGTTAATAATACTGGTATTAATATTAACGCATTAAAAATTGGATTAAAATGGAATTATCACAATAGTATTCCTACTAATTGTATTGAACTAATACCTGAAAATATTGCTGATCAAAATGATCCTATTAATAAATTGATAGATATATTAACAGTTAAATCTGAAAAAATATATAATACTGATAATTATAATGATATTATATTAAAAGAAACAGAAATTATAGAATTTGAAAGTCTTATCCATATTAATTCATATGTTAAAATTAATAAAAATAGTATAGATATTTATTTTAAACAAGGTGTTATTAACGATTATACTAAAAATTTATTATTTGATAATTTAAATGATGATAGTAAATATTATAATAATATTATTAATATTAATTCTACTAATAATACAATATATCCTACCATTTCTATTTATGGATCTAATCCTTCTTATTTATTAAAAACTAATAATAACCCAAATCTTAATTATTACTCCACTATTAGACAACAAGGTTTTCATAATCTTTCTTATGTTAATTCTGATGGCATTAATGATATTAAAGATGTATTTGAAATATCATATTCTAAACAATTTGAAAATTGGGATCAAAAATTTAATCTATATAATACAAGACATCTTTTACAACACATTGGCAACGATTATAATATGATAACATTAGGTGAAAATTATAATATATGTATTGATAATCAGGGTCCATCAGAAAATTCAGAAATTTTACATACAGATTTATTATCTTCTAATACTTCAAATTCTACATATAAAGTATCGATTGGTATACCACATAAATCACCATCTATAAATACAAGTGATAATTTATTATATCTTTATAATTATCCTAGATATTTCCAAGAAATTGTTAAAAAATCTGATTATATGTTAAATATATATGGTAATACTATTATTCGGGGTATAGATGGTGATAGTACTGCTTTATCTATTAAAATTAATGATAATATATCATCTAATTTAGATTATAAAACTAATATTTCAATCGGTTCTGAATTAATTTATAATAGCAATGTTAATACTTTAAATGTTAATGGTGATATATATACTGATATTATATATTATAAAAATAATAATCAATTTTATAATGTTTCTAATATATATTATGATGTTGTAAATGATATTAAAAATACAATATTTCAAGAAGAATTAAAATCATCTTTTATACATACTTCTAATATTAATAATTATACCGATGCTGGTATTTTTAATTTAGAATTAATTCCAAATATTCCTATATCTAATTTTTCTATTCCAGAACCACCAATGAGAACTACGAGGATTAAAGCATATAATCATCCTATTTTATCAACAAATGCTTTAAATACAATTACTAATCATTATATTCATGTTTTTAATAGTGAAGATATTTTTAATCATGATATAACATTAATTGATAATGATGATAATGGTTATCATTATTTTAAATTTACAGATACATCAACTTCTTATACTTTAAATATACAAGATAATATTGATGTTGATTTAATTATTGTTGGTGGGGGTGGTGGAGGTGGTAATACAGGGGGTGGTAATGGTGGTGAATATGTTATTAATACAAATTTGAGTTTTACAACTGGTAATACGATTACAATAAATATTGGTATTGGTGGGAGTGGTTATAATGATGCTAATAGTAATCCCGCACAAAATGGTTCTCAATCTTCATTCTCTACTTATACTGCTAATGGTGGCTTTGCTAATATTAATGCAGGTAACGCACCTCCTGGTAATAGTACAACAGCAATTAACGCATATGAATTATTTCCTAATATTTTTGATGATATAGGTAATATTGTAAATACTAATGAACTTTGGTTTGGTGGAGGTGGAGCAAATGGATTTGTTGGAGGGAATGGCGGGGGAGGAGGAGGGAATGCTGCTTCTAGTGTGGAAGATGGTTCTGAAAATTCAGGTGGTGGTGGAGGTTATAATAGTCAATTACAAAGATGGGGAGATGGTGGATCAGGTATAGTATTAATGAGATATAAATTTGTTATTAAAGAAGAATATAATGTTGTGCAAGCAGATATTTCTACATTAACAAATACTTATTTAGAATACAATTGGACTTCAAATAAATGGATGTTAAATGAATATATAGCAGATACATGTAATATTTTATTAAATAATTTAAAAAATACATCAAATAATATTATACTTAATTTTGACCATTTTACAAATCTTAATAATATTAAATTAACTGAAAATTCTAATAGTTTAATTAATATTAACAACTCTACTTCTAATTATATTAGTGATGTTAATGATAATTTATTTATTTTAGATGATAATAATTCTAATTATATAGGTAAAATAGAAACAAATATTAAAAATTTAGATACTTCTAATATTACTAGTGGTTTATTTAATATTGATAGAATTCCATTAATTCCTTTTAATAAATTTTCTAATTTAGATTTAAGTACTATATATAGTCCCAAAGTTAATCATACTATTGTTGAATATACTAACTATTATAAAAGTAACTTAGATTATACTGAACATTTTATTATATTAAACCATAGCGGAAATACTGAAACTCAAACAGAATATTTAATTGAATTTCAATATGATTGTACTGCTGATATTTTAATTGTTGGTGGTGGTGGTGGAGGTGGTGGGGTTAATGATAGTACTGAATTATATATTAATTCTGGCGGTGGTGGTGGTGGAGCTATAATAGAAGCTACTAATATACCAATTACAAAAGGTTCATCGTATACTATTAAAGTTGGGAAAGGTGGTCTAACAAGAGATAATGGACATAACAGTGAAGCATTTGGAATTATAGCTAATGGTGGTAAAAAAGGACAAGATGATGGTAATTCTACTAGTGTTGGAACTAGTTTGGGTGGAGAAGGAGGTATAGCAGATATTAGTTCTGCTATTTCTATTTTAGACGGCACTATATCATATCATATTAAAGGTGGTAATGGTGGTACTTCATCGCGTAATAATAATGGTTGCGGACCAGATAACGATACGTGTTCAACTGTAGAAGGTATGTCTGGTAATCCAAGTAGTATATTTGGTACAGAATATAGATGGGGAGGAGGTGGTGGTGCTTCTAGATGGTGGTATAATAATGATATTGCTACAACTCCAATAAATGGTACTAAATATGGTTCTTTGCCTAATGGAGGTGCTGGTGGTGGTGGTGCTGGTGCTATTAGATCAATTACTAGTCAAGACGAAATTGCTTATGGTGGCGATAATGCTTATACAGGATGGGAAACTACACATGGTACAAATATAACGAATAATAATACTAATACAAACGTTAAAATTAGTGGTGGTATTGGTGCTAATAATACAGGTGGTGGGGGTGGAGGTGGTATTAATAATTGGGGAGGAAATGGTGGATCAGGTATTGTAGTTATTAAATATTATAATCTTAATTTACCATCAGCGCCAAATCGCACAAAAGGTTATTTAGCGTATAATTATAATTCTGATAGATGGGAAATGAATTCATTAGAATTAATTAATTTAAATATAGATTTTACACATATTACTGATTCAATTGCTACAACTAAAAGTGATTTATTAACCGAAATTAATACACATCTTGATACTGCTGGTAATATTATTAGATATGAGTTGGGATCTAACACATATATTGCTAATCCAAATATGCAAGATAAAATTTTCTTACCACATAATATTTTTGGTTATATGGGTAAAACTTCTAATTTAGATCCAACTATTGATCCTAATACATTTACACAAGAACAAATTGAACAATATGGTTACGAAAATGGTCTTATTACATTATCAAAAATACCAGGGGCATACGATGGTACAACTGATAATCCATATTATAGTAATTTAATTCATGGTGATAAATTTAAAAATAATTCTATTACTAATTCGCATATAGCAAATAATTCAATTGATCCTATTAAATTAGCAAACCCTATCGATGGTACTAAAATTAAATCTGGATCTATTTTATCAACATCTATTACTGGTGATTTTATATACCCAATTACTATACTTCAAGATTCTAGTGATCCAAGTATTACGTTTCCTATTGATAAAATATCTTCTGCTAATTTAGATATTTCTCTTTTAGATTTTGGTACAGATTTAAAAATTAGCGGTATTACAAATATTACTTCCAATTTTGATAATGATATTAAATTACCTATAGATTTAATTAATGATATTAGTATAGATATTAATTCAATTGATATAAATAGTGCTATTATTGATAATGCTACAATTACTTCATCAAATAATGATATTCCTTTAGATATTTTAGATAATATTTATATTAATATATCTAATATTGAAAATTACGGTAATTCTGATTTTATAATATCAAATATTAATTTATTTGGTGACATTACTGAAGAATATCTTTCTAAAGTAAATTTAAATGTTTCTAATATTTCATCTACAACATTACAAAATACTATTGTTGAAATTAGTAATGGAATTATTGACCCAGGTATTATATATAATTTACAAATTTATGCCAATCAAATAGATGATAGTAGTGGTTCTTTCCTACAAAATGTTACACTAAATACAACTGCCGATAATAAACTTAATCCATCTGTTTTAAATAATATTACTGTTACACCCACAGATATTGATTTTACAATTAATACATTAGATGGTGTTTCTATAGATACTTCTTCAGAAAAAATTAATCCAGCATATTTAAGTAATATTAGTATTTTACCTTCAGATATTAATTTAAACAATAATAATATTTTATCAAATATTACTATAAATACCTTACCTGATAATAAAATTAATCCTTCTTATTTAAGTAATATTTCAATTTTACCATCTGATATTGATTTTTCTGATAATAAATTATTGTCAAATGTAACTATTAATACTATTACTAATAATAAAATTAATCCAAGTGATATTGGTAATATTATTTTAACACCTGATCAATTTAATAATGCTGGACAATTTAATTCTGTAACATTACATAGTATAGGTAATGAAACTATAGACCCATCGTTAATATTATCAGATGGTTCTATTATAATTTATTCATCCAATTTAAAAACAGGTATTATTCCTTCAACTACTGATACTTATTATAAATTACCATCTGGACCTACAGGAATTCAATATGATTTCCCTCCCAACAGTATTGATCCTACATTAATTGCCGATGGTATTACTATTCATGGAAATATGATAGATATTACTAGTGCAAATAAATTAAATGACGTTATTATTACTGGTAATATTGATACTATTAGTATTAATGATGGCGCTACTATAACTGGTACAATTACAAATAATGCTAATAATAAAATACAACAAGTTAGTATTGAAACATCTATAGATATATCATTTATTGATACAGCAATTATAAATAATCAAACAACATTAACTACCACTCTTGGTTCAACATTCTCAGGTATTACATATATATCCGGTGATCTTCCTGTTAATTATATAAAAGACACTATAATTATTATTGATAATACAACTACATCATTAATTACTCTTGATGGAAATCCAAATCATTTTAATGGTGTAACTACTATAAAAGGTCATAATATTGACGCTTCTTTTATAAATGATGCTATTATAAATATTAATAGTGATTCTACATCACTAGAGTATACTACATTACAATCTGATACTTATATTGGAGGTACTGTTACTATAACAGGAACTTTAAATGCGTCACATATTACTAATCCTGTTGTTCTAAATTTACAAAATGGGGTTATAAATGGTACTGATATATCTGATAATAGTATTACTTCAAGTAAATTAACTAATTTAGATGATATATATGTTGATAAAATTTTATTAGGTGTAACTAATAAAATTTTAGATGATACTAATATATATTTAAAACAAGAAATTAATTCAAATTTTATATCTATTGATAATTTTAGCAATATTTATAATATTTATTCTAGCAATATTATAAATGATATAATTCCATCATCTAGTGATGATGACAAATTAATATTACCTCTATGGTATAATTCCGGCATTATTAATAAAGATTTACCATTATTTATTGATAATAATAATAATATATCTATATCTACTTATAATGAATTTTCAAGTTATATAGATAATAAAGCATCTATTATTATTAATTCTAAAAATAATAATTCTAGATTTAAACTTGAAACTTATTATATTAGCGATGCTTCTTATGAAATAACTAATATTGGTAATAAATTACATTTTACAGAGACATATGGTGGTTCTATTATTAGTATTGGTAATTCAAGATTAAGTATTATTGTTCATCCCAATGGTATAAGTAATAGTTCTGAAAATGTAATGGAATTTTCATCAAGTGCCAATTATTCGCACAAAGATTTACATGTTACTAAAATAATTTTTGCCGACAATAGTTTTATGGATAATGCTAGTATTTTAGATTCTAATAAACAAATTGTTATGAACAATAGTGTATCTGGTTTTAATTACGGTGACACACAAGTTACAGGAGAAGGTTTTATACACTGTAATGGTATACATGCACAATTTGATATTACGGCTTATTCATCAACTACACAATCTGATAAAAATTTAAAAAATAATATTAATCCCCTTCAATATAATAATGAAATTCTTAAATTAAATCCTGTTACATTTAAATGGAATGATATTAATAAATCTAATACTTGTAATGTGGGTTTTATAGCACAAGAAATAGAAACAATTCTACCCGATTTAGTTAAGGAAGGTTTAGATAATTATAAATCTGTAAATTATACAAGTCTTATACCATATTTAGTTAAACATATTCAAAATTTAGAAAATAGAATTTTAATTCTAGAACAAAAAAATAATTTATAATTTTTTATTTTTTATTTTTTATTTTTTATTTTTTTTCTTAGCCTCTATCATCTTTTTCGCTTCTTCTAATTTTTTCTTTTGTTTTTCTCTATATTCTTTCATATAATTCGCATTATTTTCTCTAAATTCCTCTGTATCTCTATATTTTTGCATTCTTTCTTTTATTTTTAATTTTTTTGCTTTTTCTTTATTTAATAAATCTTTAGCTTCTTTTTCATTCATTTTTAATTTACTTAATAAATGTATATCATTTTTTTTTATCCCACGGATAATCATCATATCTTGTTTTAATCATTTTTATACCTTTATCATATAAATGAACACATAAATTATATCTATCTTTGGAATTTTTACATTCTTTTTTATCTTCATTAATTTCTTGAAATAAATATATATCTGGATAATTCTTCATTTTATTTAATCCAGGTATTACTTTTTTATTAATTGATTCATTTTTAATAACATTATATAAAAATTTTGTATTATATAAATATTCATTATTTTTTTTTATATTTAATAGTATATTGTGTATTAATAATAAAAATATATCATTTTTAACAGGTGAATATATAAATCCTTGATATATTTGTACATATTTTTTAACCATTGGTATTCCTATAGATATATACATTTTACTAGGATCTTGTATTATTTCATATATATCTTTTATAAATTCTGTTTTTATATCCGCGTATACTCCGCCATATTCATACAAATAACAATATCTAAATAAATCTGCTTTATGAGCAGGTAATTTCAAATTAGTAAATGCTTCCTTTGTTTTAATTTTTTTATTTGTAAAACCTTCCATAAAATATGGATATTTTTTATTTTCAAATAAATAATAATATTTATTATCAAAATAATCTAAAAATTTTAAACATTCATTGTCATTATATAATACATATTGAAAACCTATAAAATATTTATATATATTTTGTGTTACTATTTCCGGTATTAAACTTTTAGTATGATATGTTTGACATATTATTTTAATTAATTCTGGTTTTTTAGTCGAGATCTTTAGTGGTTCAATATTTTTTTCTTTTATCTCAAAATTTTCATATACATTTTTATATTCTTTAAATATTATACATATTAATACTATAATTAATATGTATAATAATAATATTAATATATAATTATAATTCATTATTATATAATCCCTTTATATTATTATTTATTTTTTTTATTTTAATTACTTAATTCATTTAAACTATTCATTATTTTATTAATTTCCATATGGATTTCTGTATTTGTATCTACGTGACCACCTTTTTTTTTATTATTTTTAATCTTTATTTTTTTCTTGTTCATTATTTCTTTAAATTTTTTTATTTGAATATATTTATATTTATATTTTATATAAATTTTTTTTGAATTTTTTTTTATTTTTTTATAAATAACTCGTAATTTACCATTTATAAATTTTTTTCCAATTTTTTTATATTGCTTTTGTTGTTTATTTATCATTCTATTTAAATAAAATAATTTATTTTAAAATAAATAAAATAATTTATAAACATCCATTATATCACAATTTTCATTTATTATATAATTGTTATATTTAATACATTATATAATATTATTTATATTATAAAAATTTAAAAAATAAGTTATAATAGTATTAGTATTATATAATGCCTCGTAAAATAACAAAGAAAAAACAATAGAAAAGAATAAACCATCAATAAGTGAAAACCAAAAAGATACAACATCAAGTATATATAGCTTATTAAAAAATAGCATTAGAAGCATTTTTTCCAAAAAAAAATCTTTTACACCTTTGGACATTTAAAATGCCATTTTTTAGTCCTTATAATTCTTGTATTTTCTTATCTTATTTTTCTTAATATATTTGGTTTGTCTATTATATGTTCCATTTAATATTTTCTTATAGTAGCATTCTGGTATTGTTTTTATTACCTCTTTAATATTATTATTTAAGTCTTCGTAATATAATCCTTGTTTCTTTTGTAATTTAGATTTTAGAAGACTAAAAAACATTTCTATACTATTTGTATAATGTTGATATGGAACTGAATAAATCAACTTATTATTCTTATTTATTAATTCCTTAACTCTTATGTTTCTATGGGAACTTGCATTATCTAAAATGATAACCTTGTTTTTATATTTATTAGTAATAAACCTTTCTAAAAATACTAATAACCTATCACTATCTATACCACCTTTATTATATAATTCATAACCGATTACGCCTTTTATTGAAATAGCAAAAACACCTGTATATTTTTTGAAAACTTCTTGTGAATTAGTTTTAATAACGCATATTTTACCTACTTCATTATAGCAATGATGTCTTAATTGTAAAGAGTTAATACTTGTTTCATCTATGCAAATAATGTCGTCAATATTATAATTTTTTATTTCATTATAAAAATCTTTAATTTTTTCATTAATATTTATATCCTTACCAAATCGCTTTATAGGTTCATGTCTAATTTTAGTTAATTTTAATGATATATAATTTTCTTTAATTATCCTACTAATATGTCTTCTTGTAATGTTTAATTTAGAATACTTATTGCTTAATTTAGTAAGTAAATCTTCTATTGTAATAGTCTTATTATTTTTAAGTTCTTCTAATATAAACTTTATATGTTCTTTTTTAACCTTATATGATATTGGTTTTCTGTTATGTCGTTTAATTTCATTTTCTTCTTCATATCTTTTAGTCCATCTTAATAGACTTCTTACAGAGCATTTAAATATTCTACAAGTGTTCTCTTGTGTATCTTTATTTTCTAAAAAATATTTTACTGCGGATAATTTATAATCTTCGCTTTTATGTTTAGTCATAAAATTATTTAAAGTTATGCGTCTTATATTATAATGATAAGATAATATGACTGATATGGTTAATATTGATATGTATAATAATTTAATGATTGAAAATGAATTGTTAAAGAAAAAAAATATTGAATTAGAAGAGAAGTTAAGATCATATACCAATACAGAAAGAAATAAAAGGTATTATGAAAAAAATAGTGAAAAGGTCAAAGAAAAGGCTAAAACATATATGGAGAAAATGAAAACGGAGAACCCAGAAAAACTCAAAGAGTGGCGACATACTGCTTATATGAATAGAAAGGCAAAGTTGGAACAAAGTTAATAGTTATATCTCTTGTCTTATACCTTTACCATCATATACATATAATTCGAATAAATATCCAGTATCAATACAGGCTTGTTTTTTTAAAGGGATATCGTCAATATCTTTTTTATAAGTCCATGTGCTTTTAACTTCATATATAGTATTTATTTTTGGTATATATATATCACAATAGTATCTATGTTTATTATTATCTTTATCATACCATATTTTAGGAACTTCTGTTCTTTTTACTATTATATCTTCGTATGTATATCCTTCTTCAATAAGATTTTTAAGTAAGAATGGTTCGTATCCTTGAACTTGTATAGTATTACCACAAGGAAAGTTAAATTCTTTTAGATTATAGGCATTTTTAGATACTTTTTCAGAGAATTCCGCATTTTGCATAGGATGTTCTACACCATAGTTTTTTAAAGAAGTTTGTTTCGATTTATCTTTAATTTTTTGTGATTGCATAGGATATTCTGTTCCATTATTTGACAAACAAGTTTGTTTAAATTGTTTTTGAAATACTTGTGATTGTAATATGTGTTTAACCCCATATTTTTTCATATTGGTTTGTTTAACCCTATCTTGAAACTCTTGTGTTTGTGATGGATGTTCAACACCATAATTTAACAAACAAGTTTGTTTAGATTTATCCATTACCTTTTTTGATTGCATAGGATAATCTACTCCTAATTTTATATTATTTGTCTTTTTTACCTGTTCTTTAAATTTATTTGATTGTGAAGCATATTCAAAACCACATCTTTCTATACTGGTTTGTTTACATTTTTCCCTAACTTCTGGTGATTGTAAAACACATTCTACTCCATAGTTTTTTATATTGGTTTGTTTAACCCTATCTTGAAACTCTTGTGTTTGTGATGGATGTTCAACACCATAATTTAACAAACAAGTTTGTTTAGATTTTTCCTTTACTTCGGGTAATTGTGTAAAATGGTCTACGCCCCAAGTATCTTGACAGGTTTGTTTTACTTTTTCTTTTGTTTTATTTTTGGTACATATTTTACAAAAACCCCCACTAATATCATAAATTTGCCTAAATGTCTTACTATACTCAATACCGCAATTACATATAAACTTAATCTTTGTATTCCTATTACATTTTTCTAATTTATCAAAATCTATAATACACTTATCTCTATTACACGCATCTATTAAGCCTTGCTTTGTATATTTTGTATATTTTTCACCATATCTTTCAATACAGGTTTGTTTTACTTTTTCATTTCTTTTATTTTTGGTACATTTTTCACAAAAACCTCCGACGCTGTCACATAATCTTCTTATTGTTCTACAATATTCATTACCGCAATTACATATAAAATCAACCTTTATCTCTCGATTATATTTTTCTATTTTATCAAAATCTATAATACATTTGTCTCTATAGCAAACATCTTGTAATAAATTCTTATAACTTTTCCTTGTCATTATAATCTTATATTATACTATTAATGTTGTTATATCATTTTTTCAATATTCAGTATAAAACTATTTAAAGATTAAAATATATACTATATATAGATAATGTAAATGTCTAAAAAGAAGAAAGATGATACCTCAAAAGAAGAGTTTGAAAAGTTTGACTATATGAAAACAATTAAAAATAACATCAATAATGTTCTTAAAGATAAGGCAGTCTTACCGATCATTAATGATTTAGTTATTAGAACTAATAAGATTGTTATTCATTCATGTAATTTTATTAAATTGTATTGTATTTATCTTTCTGAAAATAATTTAGAGTTTCCTTTAATTGATAAGAATTTTATATGTGATGTCTTTAAGGTTGTTACAAAAAGAAAAGATAATAGGGGAGCAACACCTGAAAAATATTACAGCGTTTTGTTAAAGAACCTTTATAAATTTTATAATGAACACTATATAACTACCATTTATGATAATGAAATAATCTATTATGATAAATTAAGTTATATATTAGCATACGAAGCAATTGATATTGAAAAAAATATAAATAATAATATACAAGAGCATTTTATTACACATATTAATCAATTTGTTAATCATTCTTTTAATTTGAAAGAGCAAAAAGATGAGATTAAAAAGATAAAAGATAAAGAAGTAAGAAAAGAAAGGTATAAATCATTAACGAATGAATTTAAAAAGGTTAAAGACGACCTTGTATCACTAACAAATGACTTAAACGCTGATGAAAAATATCATAGTTGGATTAAAGAACATAAGAAACATATTGTTCCTAATAAACCTAATTTTGATAAAGATAGTATATATTATGACCTACATTCAAATACAAAGGATTACTTAAAGTCATTTATCTATATAAATATTCAACTTGAAAAACTTAATGATATACTATTAGAAGATACAGAAGATATTGATAAGGTTAAGCAAATTAAATTATTTAATATTTTACCATTACGGAGTAATATCATCCCTAAAAATATATGCATTGATACTTGTGCTTTAATTAGTAATTTTTTAGGAGATGAAGGTACAACAACGCACTTTAAAAATTATAAAAAAGAAACTAATCAATTTAAATTATGGAATAGGGTTTTAAAGTTAGATAGTAAAATGTTCAAAAAGAATAATTATGAGTTTAATTATATGATTAGAACTGATGGTATCTCTGTTAGTATTTTATTTATTAGAACAGACAATCAAGGGATGTCTTTAAAATATTATAATCCTAATAATAAACCAATAGATAATACAAAATATATTGAAAAAGAATTTATCACAGATGAATTAAGAAGTAAAAAGATAGTATGCGTAGATCCAGGTTGTAGTGATTTAATTTATTGTGGTAGCAAAGATAATGATGGTAATTTAGAAACATTTAGATATACTCAAAATCAAAGAAGATTAGAAACAAGAACAAAAAAATATAATAAAATTATTGAAGAAGTTAATAATACAACCTTTATAAATGGTAAAAATATTAAAGAAATTGAGAGCGTTTTAAGTAGTCATAATAAAAAAACTTGTAATTATGATAAGTTCAATAATTACTTGATTGAAAAAAATAAATTGAACCTATTGTTATTTTCTCATTATGAAAAGACTTTTTTTAGAAAGTTCAAATTAAACAGGTATATCAATACACAAAAAAGTGAGAGTAAAATGATAAAGAACTTTACTAAAAAGTTTGGAGAACCTAATGATGTATTGTTTATAATGGGTGATTATGATAAAGGTAGTAGTAATATAGGTGGGTTAGAACCTACAATTTGTAAAAAGTTTAGAAGAATATTTAAGAATGCTGGATTTAGAACCTATTTAGTAAATGAATTTAGGACATCTAAATTATGTAATTGTTGCAATTGCGAAATATCACCATTTATGATAAGACAAAGTCATAAACCAAATGATATCAAAGTTAATAAAAAAATAACTATTAATGGATTACTTTCTCATCAAGAGGATAAGCAGAAATGCGAGATAATTCATAATAGAGATAAGAACGCTGTTCAAAATATGTTAAATATTGTAAAGAGTATATTTACAATAGGAAGAAGACCCGACATATTTACGAGAATTCATACATAGTCCACGCTATGTAATAACCAAATTTTTACTACTTTTGGATATTTTGTTTGCTGTTAAATCGGCATTTTAAATGTCCAAAGGTGTAAAAAGGAAACTCTAGTTCGGGAAAAATCTAAAAAATAATTAGTTTATTTTTAAATATTTTATTTAAAAACTATATATATATATATATATATATATATATGTCATGTTAATAAATAAAAAAATTTTAATATTATTGTTTTTACAATATAATTATATAAATTCTTTTACTAATATTTTAAGATTAAATAAACCTTATACTAATATTAAAATGATTAATAAATTAAAAGACGAATTTGGAAATTTTAATTGGAAAAAAAATTGGTATCCTATTGCTCTGGAAAAATATACTGATAAAAAAAAACCTTTTAAATTTACATTATTGGGAGAAAATTTAGTTATTTGGTGGGATCATAAAAATAAAAAATGGAATTCTATGATTGATAAATGTCCTCATAAACTTGTACCATTAAGCGAAGGTAGAATAAATAATAATGGTAATATAGAATGTCCTTATCATGGTTGGGCTTTTAATTGTACTGGAAATTGTATATCAATACCACATCATCCCGATTATAAAATAAAAAAAAATTTAGGAGGAAAAGCATATTATACAACAAATAAACAGGGTATAATATGGATATGGCCAGAAAATATAAATAAAAATAAAATAACTCCTAGTAAAGAATTGATACCAATCTGTAAAGAATTAGATGATAAAAATACATTTTATTTAGACGCATTTTCTGATTTACCTTATGATTATACTTTATTAGTTGAAAATGTTTTAGATATAAGTCACGTACCATATACACATCATGGTTCACAAGGATTAAGAAAAAATGCTTATCCAATTAAATATGAAAAAAAATTATTTAGTAATTTTGGAATTATACTTAATCATAATTTGTCTGTTATACCAGGATCTTATAATAATAATATTAGTTTAAATTCTGTAACATATTTTCAAGCACCATGTTATCAATATACAAAAGTTGAAAATAAACATATAAAAATATTATTAGCATCATATGTTGTGCCAATAAATAAAGGATATTCGCGTGTAATAGTTAGATTGCCAATAATTACATTTAAAAATCCTTTATTAAAAATATTTAATATTTTTTTAATAAAACCTACCTTTTTACATCATATGTTTATTAGTAAAGTATTAGAAGAAGATACAATATTTTTAAATGGACAACAAAATATATTATTATTTAATAATAAAAATTTATATAAATTACCAACATCTAGCGACACTCCTACGATTTTATGGAGAAAATGGTTAAATAATACTGAACCAATTCCTTGGAATTCTAATAAATTAAATAAAAGATATATTTGGGCAACTAGAAGTGAATTATTAGATAGAAAAACATTTCATTTAGATCATTGTACAACTTGTCAAAAAGCTTATAATAATTTAGAAATAACAAAAAAAATATTAATACTTTTAATACCAAATATTATATTTTTTGGACTACCTTTACTTGAAATTTATAATCCAATAAATAATATATTTTTTAATACAATAATATGTGCTACTATTTTAGTTAATATAGGAAATTTATTATATATATGTGATAAATTACAATCTAGAATGGTTAAAGGTCCATATCCTCCAAAGAGAAACTCATAAATATATACTAATATCAGCAAATAAATTTATAAATATCCATATAAAAATCATATTAATAATGTTTCTTAACAACTTGTTGTTTTATTGTAGTATTTTCTTTATTTAAAGTACTATCATTTTTTTTTCTATTATCAATTAATTTATAATTATTTTTTTTATTCCTATTATTTCTATCACCACCACTAACAATATCTTCCGCCTTTTTATCTAATAATTCTTTAGTATATATATAAGTCGCATTTCTTTTATTTTTAATTGCTTCTCCTCGAGAAATATAATTTTTTTTATTACAAAGAAATTTGAAAAATGGTAAATTATAAGAAAATACTGAATTAGTAAATACAAATAGTAAAAGTAAAGATAAAATATAATTCATATTATATTATAAATATTTAATTATATATATTATCATTTTTTTAAATAAAAATTAAAAGTTATATCAATTTATATTATTATATATTCCAAATTTTAATTCTATATATTTAATATCATTATTATATTTTATATTAAATAATTTGCATTTAGAATGATTAAATATAGATATGTCTTCAAATGTAATCATATTATTATAAATATCTAAATTTTCCATTATAACTGCCTTATTTGCTTCTAGTAATAATGTAAAAAAAGTAGGATTTATTAATAAATCACTTAAATAATTTGGATTATGATTATATATATATCCTGGATATATAATTATAACATTGCCTTTAATCGGTATATTATATAAAAATGAATCGGATAAATAGTAAACCATATCATATTTAATATTATATTTTTCTTCTTCTTTAATTATAGTTAAAGGTTTTATTAGATTATATAATTTATTTATAAAAATATTAAGTAAATATAATTCATATTCTAAATCATTTGTTCTTATTTTTAAAATATTATCTAATATATCATCATTTAAATAATTCATAATCTATTTAAAATATATTAAATTATTATTATATATTTTTTAAAAATAAATTAATTTTGCCAAGAATATAATCTTATATTTATTAAAATAATTAGTATTATTAAATATAAATTATTATCTTTTATATCTATTATTTTCATTTTCATTTTCTATTACCGATATAATAGGTTCATTTGTTCCTAAAAATAATATTTTATACATCCTTTTATCATTTTCATATTCTATAGATGGTGACGATGTATGAATTAATTTTCTATTATTAAATATACATATATCATTATTTTCCCATTTATGTTCAATAATATTATTTTCTCTAAATATAAAATTATTCATTATATGTCTATATAAATCATTACTATCGTCATAATTTAATTTATCAAATTTTAAAAATCTAACAGGATTTAATAATAAACTTTTTCTATATTTTGTTTTATCAGAATAAATAACTAATGGTTGTTTTATTATATTATCATCAACATATTTATTTAATAATATATCTTTTCTTATATAACCAGTATTATCCCAATATGAATTTTGTGCTCTTTCTATATTATTATGATAAATTACATTATATTTTGATAATTTCCTTTTTAATTTCATATCTAAATTATCATATGCTTGTTCTAAATCAACAAATAAAGTATTATCATTTTTTTTATGAGGAGTTATTAATGTATATATACTACTTACAACTGGTGGTAAAAATTTTGAACTACCAACCAAATCCTGATGCCATTTATAATTATATTTAAATGTTATGTCTTTTCCTAACCCCCCATGTATATTATTAATGCCGTATTTATCATTTATTATATGAGTACTTCTTAATGCTATTTGAGGTACATTTTTTGGCGCACAATTTTCCCATGGATGAAGAGTTAAATTATTATAATTGTCATCAAATATTTTACAAAAATCATAATATTCTTGTGGATTAATTTTTTGATCTTTAAAAACTATTACCGGTACCGCATTAAATATATATTTTAATTCTTTTTTATCATTATCTGTTAATTTATTAACTTTTATATTTTTTACAATTGCGTAATTTTTTTTAAATCTTGGAAATGTAACTGAAAATGCTTTTGTAAATTCAAATAAGTATAATAAACATGATAAAAATAATAATATATATTTCATTTAATAATATTATTATATAAATATATTTTTATATAAAATTAAAGATAATAAACTATATAAAATGATAAAAAAATTATTTATTCTATTAACTATATTAAATTATAATATTAATACTTTCTCGATATCGATTAATTTAGAAAATAAAGTAGCAATTATAACTGGAGGAACTCGTGGTATTGGATATGGAATTGCTAATTCATTAGCAGAAAAAGGTTATGATTTATTATTAACATATAACACTAATAAATACAAAGCATATTTGTCTAAAGATTATTTAATAGAAAAATATAATAATAAAATAGAATTAGTAGATGGGGATTTATCATTAAAAGAATCAAGAGATAAAATATTTGATAAATATGATAGATATTTTAATAAAACACATAATTTAAAAGTCATTGTTCATAATTGTGGCCAATATGTTGGTATTACATCTAATAACTGCGAAAATTTAAAAGGAATTAAAAAATATTCATTTGGCGATAATTCATTACTAGAAAATAATAATATAAATTTTGAAACAATGAGATATTATCAAAAATTATATGGAGAAGCATATATTGATTTATGTGAAAGAGGATTATATAGAATGAATGATGGTGGATCATTAATCGGAATTTCATCTCCAGGATGTACAACTATATATAATCCTCAACCAGGATATGATATGCCAGGAAGTGGCAAAACTATAATGGAATATGTGATGCGTTTAATGGCATTAAATGCTGGAAAAAAAAATGTAAATTGTAATGTAATTGTACCCGGAGCAATTAAAACCGATGCATGGAATATATTAAATAAAATAACAGGAAGAGATGCTTATCAATTTATATCAAATAAACAATCAATAAATAAAGAAATGAAACCAAAACAAATAGGTGATGTAGTAGTTTTTTTATGTTCTAATAAAGGTAGATATATAACTGGTATAAGCTTACCAGTTGATGGAGGTTTACATTTAAAAATATAATAAAAATATTAACATATATTTTCAAAATTATTATATAAGTAAACGATTGGTTCGTTTGTAGCCAATTTACATTGTAAATATATTCTATTATTATTATATGTAGCGGTAGGAGAGGAAGTGTGAACTATTTTTCTGTTATTAAAAATACATAAATCAAAATCTTCCCAATGATGTGCTACAATATTATTTTGATTAAGTATATATTTTTTCATAATATGTCTATATAAATTATAACTTTTATCAGGTTTAAGTTCTTTAAATTTCAAAAATCTTTTAGGATTAAGAAGAAGTGTTCTTCTTTGTCTTAAACTATTAGAATAAATAACTAAAGGAGCTTCAAAAAATATATCATCATCATATCGATATCTATCATCTACCCTCAGGCCTGTGTAATCAAAAATAGTGTCTTTTAATCTTTTTTTTGAATTAGAATGAATTGTGTTATATTTTGATAATTCTAATTTTAAATCCATATCCATTAAATCATATGCATCCTCTAAACTAGCAAAATAAGTATCATCATTGTGTAAAGGAGATACTAACATATACATACTACTTACAACAGGTGGCAAATATTTATAAGATCCTGTAGCATCTTGGTGCCATAGCATATTATATTTATCATCATAATTATTATTAGTGTCATATTTTAGAATTCCTAATTTATTTTGAATATTATTATCATTACCATTATTAATAAATTCAATTTGTGGTGTATCTGGGATAGCATTACTTATAGAATTATATAATGATATATTTTGATTATGATTATCATCAAATAATTTAACAAATTCATAATATTCTTTAGGATTTATTTTTTGATTTTTAAATACTAAAATTGGAACTTTATTAAAAATTTTTTTTAATTCTTCTTTTTCATAAAAATTAATATTTTTTATATCAATATTATTAATAATAGCTTTATTTTTTATAAAAGATGGAAATGATATGCTAAATGAATTTGCGCATTGAATAATAAATAATACAATATATATAAATATTAACATAGTTATTATTATTATATTATTCTTAAACTAATCTTATATTAATTTTATTTTTTTTATTTTTTTTTAATTTTATAAAATTTGTAGAGTCTATATTATATAATAAATAATTAATAAATAAATTATTTTTTGAATAAGATAAATTACATATATAAAATTTATTATTAAATAAAAATTTTATATTTTCTCTAAACATTATGTTATTATTTAATTCTTCCTTTGTATTCCATACTCCTATTTTTTTTATTTCTTTTTTAGTTTGTGGATAAATAATATGTAAATCATTTAATAATTTATTTCTAATAATATTATTTATTTCTATTGAATTAATATCAATATTAATATTAATTAATTTATCTATTAATTTTTTTATATAACATATATTAATATTAGTAATTGAATTTAATAATCTTTTATTATTTTGAAAAGGTAAAATATTTAAATCTATTAAATTATTATTAGATAATGTGGATATAACATATTCATAACAAAAAATATTATTATTATTAATAGTAAATATATTATTATTATAATTAATATTTTTAATTTCCATATTATATATAGTATTAATATTACTTGATGAATTTATTAACTCAGTCATGCGAGAAATTAATAAATTAATATTTATATTAGTTATATAAAAATATTTTAAATTTTTATTTAAATCATTTTTAATTATGTAAATAAAATCACACGCATTTATATAATTTAATATATTAAATCTATTTAATTCATTTTGAATTATATCAAATTCATTATTATTTAAAAATTGTTTACATAAATTTATAAATGTATAAGAAGCACATATATTTTGTGGTATTAATTTAGATTTTTCTATTACTGTATTAATTAATGATAAAATATTATCATTATATGTAATATTTAATTCAATACTATCTATATTAAATTTTTTTAATAAATTTATATAAGTTTTATGATTTTCATTATATAAATTATATATATAATTATCTGACGTATCTATTTCTATTTCATTTTTATTATCAATTATATCTATTTGTATATCAGTATCAATATATTTTATACAATTATATAATCCAGCAATACCCCCACCAATTATACAAATTTTTTTCATATAATATCTATTTATATATTAAGATGAAGTATATTAAAATACTATTAATTATATTATTTACAATAATAATTTCTTATATATTAATAAAGTTTAAATATACAGACTTTGAAAATTTTTCATTTAAAGATGGTACATTTGATTTATTATTAATTGATACAAAATTAAAATATGGAGATTGTGATAATGGTAATTGTAAAATAAAATTAAGTGGAATTTTAAACAATATATTATATTATATTACTGAAAAAAACGATATATATATATTAAATACTAATGGTGGTGTATCAAAAAGTAAAATATCTTCATATGAAGATGAAGATATTACAAGTGTATGTTTTAGCGATAATTTTAAATATGGTTTTGCTATTGTAAAATCAGCAATAACTAAAAAAAATTTTATATATTATACAATAAATAATGGATTAAATTGGGATAAATTAAAAATAGATGAAAGTGATAAAATTTATTTTAATATTAAAAATAATATAATTATGAATAATATTTTATTAAAAACTAATAATGATACAAAAGAAGCTGAAAAATTAAGTATTACTACATTTTTAAAAGAAAAAAAAAAAATAGATGGGTTGGATGGTAATTATGAGTATAAAACACAAGCAAATATAATAGAAATAAATCTTACAGAAAATAGTAAAACTTTTCTAAATAATATAGAATTATCACAAACTGTTTCCGAACCGACATATAACTTTAAGGTAAGTGAAAAATATAAAATCTATGAAGAAACTAATACCGATAAGGATACTATTACATATAAAGAAATTAAAAAAATTTTAAATTATAACGAGAATTATATCTATTTATTAAAAGAATCTACGAACGATGAAACATCTTTTAATTATTCTATAAATTTTTATGATCAATTAGTTACCACGACAAATTATATTGGAGATATTAAATTGTATAATAATTTATTAATAGCAAATACAGATAAAGATTTAATTTTAATAAATATAAATCCAACCAATTATGCTATAACTGAGACTGTTAAAATATTTAATTTCGAAAACGATATAAAATTATATGATATTGATTTAATATTTGATGATGATGGTGTGTTATCTTCTTATGATATTTTTATAGTATCTAATAAAAATAAATTATTTAAATTTAATTTAAATTTAAATTTTAAAATTAAAAATTTTATTAATAATACTTATAATATATTTTCCGAATCTTATTTGGTAGGTATAGCCTCTAATTATTCAGACGATATTAGATTATATGAAGATATATCATTACCATCTGATATTACTGTAATAAATAATTTATTAATAAATAGAAAAAAAAAAAAAAAAAAAACAAAAATAAAAATATAAAAAAAATAAGAGAGAGAGAGAGAGAAAGAAAAAGAGAGAAAGAGAGAGAGAGAGAGAGAGAGAGAGAGAGAGAGAGAGAGAGAGAGA